CTGCTTGCCCAAAGAGAAGTAACCATAGTTTCTTCATCATTCAGAATATTATTCGCAATGCTATTTGCATTTTTCAGTGCCGCATTCTCAGCAGCCAGCGCCCGCACCTGCTCCTGAAGCGCGGCAATTGCATCGACTAAATCGCACGGCGCGACATCATCCGCATCAGCAGATAACCCCAGCGCCACTCGCACAGCATCCGACTCAGCCTTACGTTGGTCAGCCTGTCCTGCGCTCATTGAGTATCGTTGCAACTGATCCTGAAGTTCGGCGAGGTCGCCGTGCTTAACCCATCGGCCTGATTCGCTCGGGCGATGAGCCGGAACACCATCAACTAACACAACCTCATAACGCTTAATCTCTGTCATATCTCTCTCGCCTCGTTGCAGATGCGGACCACTTTCTCGCAGGTCGCAATATCGAACATACCGATGTGGCAGTATTTGAATTTTATGCCTAACTTCTTGCTCAGCCAGTCATAAGCATTCCTGCGGTGCATCTCGCCGGATTTCCATATCGGGTCGAATGCAGCGTGGGCAGCACTCTTTGCCTTCCTTAAATCTGCATCTGCAAGTCGCCCCAATGGCACGGCGTTAGACCGTTTATGGCATCCAACCCATGCTCCACAGGGCGAGCAAGACCAGAACTTAAGGCTGTATAAGTCAGGCCTGTGCGGATAAATATCTCTGCCCGAGACAAGCAATGCCTCCCTGCCGCAGTAATCACACTTCAATGTCATATCTATCTCCCGCCGACCGCAGTCAGCCAGTTAAATCAGATGATGTAATCCACAAGCCCGCTTTAATCATCCGGGCCCTGCGTGCAGCTGCTTCAATGCACTGCTGGCGCTTATCTTCTCCGCGCTCAGCCAGCGACTTCACGCTCACGACGATGGTCTTATTCGCCTTCGCTTTGGTGATAACCCGGCGAGGTGTGCGGACAAGCGTGTAAACCCTGTCGCGCTGTCCAGTTTCTTCGTCGATATACCAGTCGCTTGCGGATATCTCTGCTGTGGCACTGATAAGATGGCGCTCAGCATTAAGTTGTCGATGGATGCTGCGGAGGGGTAGTTTCGTTGCTACGTGGAGTTGGCGCCCTGTCATTGACCCTGTGCTGAGCAGCCATACGATTTTCTCTTTTAGGCCATCATTGGGCCGCCACGACCCCGGCGGTACATTGCGACTTTCTTCATGATTACTCCTGCCTGATTGCGCCGCCTGCACCCAGTCTCGGTGCTCGATAGTCAAGGAACAGCTCATCCATTTCAGTGACGATAATTTCCGGGCGCTGTGGGTAGAATGAGGCCGCCTCTGCATACCTGCGCGTGCGTAATTCAGACATGCGCTCAGGGACCGATTTGGTATTGATGCGGGCATGCTCTTCTCCGGCCTTCAGTGCCAGCCACGCTCTCCCTGCGTCCCATGCAATGCTCTCCATCTTGCGTTCCATGTCAGTCATCCGTGATGCTTTGTAGCGGTACGATGCCCGCCGATGTTCCGGCAGGCGTGCGCAATGCTCATGTTGTTCAGGTGTGAGTTCTCTCATTGGGGTTCCTGCCGGGGAGGGGTTAATCGACTTGCTCTAATTCAGCCTTGCGGATGTCGTAAACATCCTTGGCCTGGGCCTGCTGTTCGGTACCGCGCAGTGTTCGCCACGCTTCTTCAAATGCAGGCTTTAGCTCTTCAACTGAATGGGCGGATGATGCAAGGGCCGTGAAGTGCTTCAGCGCTTCTTCATGGGGATTCACGCCTGACTCCAGCCATTCGAGTAGCTTTTTGCCAGTATCTTCCGACAGGACTACCGGGTCCGCATTGGAGAACAGCTTTGTACGGTCTTTCGTGGCGTTTGCGTGATGCGACTCATGCACCAGGTCGAGAACGGTAGTGAATTCATATTCCACTCCATCCCGTTGCTCTGACTTCATGCCGAGTTTCGCTACCTTCTTGCGTCCATTTTCCTCTACCTGAGCTGTTTCCGTCTTGCTTCGCATGGTGGCGATTACATGCATATTTGTGCGCAGGATGGCATCGAGGAACAGGCGGTGCCGTGGGTTAATCTCACTCCACGCTGACCACGAATTTCCGCGAAACTTTGTTTTAGCAATCGTGTCGACAAGCTCCAGGCACCCACCAACGCCTCCCCACTCATGAGTGATGCTGTCGATGACGATGCTGTCATACCCGGCCTGCTCAGCTGCATTAATGGCTTCAATAAAACGCTCGGGGCTAAATGGTGGTTCCAGTTCCAGCACATCGAAATCAGCAATATCAGAGTAAAGTGATGCGCTTCCTTTCTCTGTATCAACTACTGCAATCTTTCCGCCAATTCCTTTGGCAATGAGCAGGGCGCTGTATGTTTTGCCTGACCCGCTCGGCCCGGTAAGAGCCAGCCGTAGCTTGGCTTTCTTTCTCATGGCTTTTTCAAATTTCATGGTTGCCTCTTAGTTGAAGTTGCCTGCAAATTCATTCCAGGTGATTTCCTGCTGCTCCGTGCGGTAGTCGGTGATAGCTTCCTGCTGTGCCAGCAAGTCGGTCATGAATGGCTCGACGATCGGAGCCATCATTGCGATAAAGAATTCGTCTGCTGCGTCATGCTGCATGATGTTGCTCCTGCACTGTGTAGCCTTGAGAGGCCAGAAAATCGAAGATGTCGCGGATATCCATATCCATCAGAACCTCTTTGGCGATCACATCCTTAATCACAACACCCTCAGCTGTGACCTGTAATTCACCGGGCCGCACTCCGCTGCCGGTAGTGAAGTAATCGCATGTGAATTTGATATTCATGGCCGCCCCTCCGATTTGAGAAACTCGACCAGCCTTTCAAGCAAGCTCTTGTGCGGTGGCGGGGTAAAGCTGGCACTGTTGACGATATTTGACGGGTGGCGCTCGATGTATCCGAACGCGTTGAAACTGGAGCCACCCACGCGGGCAGCCCCTGCATATGAAATCTGCATGGGTGGTTCCTTAAAATGAATTAGTAGGTGATACGGATGGCGGCTACTGAGCCTTTTGCGATTGCGGCAACACACTTCTGTGCGCAGTCTTCTGGTAATCCTGCTGCTACCAGTTCCGCGACAGACTGACGATTAATGGAGCGGCGATGCTCTACGTCGGCTTCACGTTTTGCCGCCTCATCAGCAAGGCGTTTCTCCTCGGCCAGGCGGGCTGATTCTTTCTGCTCAGTTTCACGCTTAATGCGATCAGCTTCTTCCTGAGCTTTGCGTTTCTCATCAGCGATGGCCTGCTGCTTGTTTTGCTCTGCTGCGGCTAACTCTTTTTGCTGTTCTTCAATGGTTTCAGCATTAATCAGCAACCGTTTAATCTGCTCAATAGCTTGGTATTTGGCATTTCCGCAGCGCCTCTCAGTGCGCCAAATCTGTCATCGATAGGCCACGCTTCAGTTTCTGCGAGAGTGTCTTTGATGCACTGAGTTGTGCCGCCTTTTCGAACACCAGAGCGACCAGACTGCGCAATTATTACCTGCTGCTGAATGCCGCTGATTTCACTCAATGCATCCTGGTGCTGCTGGCGCTCACGCTGCGCCTGTGCTTCCGCTTCTTGTCGGGCCTGCTCAATGGCTCGTTGCTTAATTTCTTCTTCATGAGCAATGCGCTGGCGCTCTGCTTCAGCAGCAGCTTCTGCACGCTCCCGGTCGAATTCCTTATTCATGAGCAGAGCCATCTCATGCGCTGTTTCGACTTCAGCAGCGAGCTTCTCAGCTGCAATACGCGCTTCACCTTCCTCTTTGATTCGCTGCTGCTCCGCTTCGTAATCACTAAGCGGCTGCCGCGCCTTCTCTTTAAGCGCATCCAGACGGTCACGCACCGTCTTGCGATTTCCATCAATCAGCTTTGGGATTTCTTTCAGCTCTGCCACCAGGTCTTTACCCAGGCTATCGAGATAAGTCTTTGTCTGTGCGACGCGGTAGGCGAGGGAAGCGATCTCCTTTCTGCCCTTTGCCGTGGAGACATCCGGCACAAAGGACATAACTTCACGCTCTACTTTTTCCAGTATTTCTTCAATCTGGTCACTTGACTTAAAAACCGTGAGGACGTTGGCCTTCTCAATGACAACCAAATCCGTTGTATCGCTCATGTTCACTCCTGAATTTTTGGTATAAAAAAGGCCCGAGGGTTAGCTCAGGCCAAACAATCGCAACTGCTGTAGCCTTGACGACTAAAGCGC